ATTATGACCCCAGAAGAAGTAAACCTTTACGTCAAAGAAAATGCAGAAGTTCATCAGTTCGCTGCAGAGGTTGCAAGAATCATATCAGGCATTCCACAGATGCCGGAATTCTCGTCAGAAATTCTGACCGTAGCCGACGCGAGCCAATTGATCGGACTTCCTGTAACAGCAATCCGGGCAGGGATTGTGTACGGATGGTTGCCAATTGGAGTGGCTGTGCAGAATAACAAGCCAGCAAAAAGCCTTTCCGGTGGACGAATTACATACATCATAAGCCCTAGGAAAGTCTATGAAGTGACTGGACATGTCTGGAAAGGTAAGGCTGCTCTTAATAAGTGAGTGCCCCGGAGGGAGATTGGGCCTCCGCCCCGGAGCTTTGCACCACTAAAACACCTTAGTGGATAGATACATTATAGTTCTCTATCTGCTAATTGTAAAGACAAATAAGAAAAAATAAGGAGAAATTAGCACGATATGAGTGAAATTAGAAACGAAAATCAGCCAACATGGACTGACATCGAAGTAGCACTTGCGACTGAAATTGTCGAAGAAAGTAAGAAAAAGTCAAAAAGATGGTTCACTGCATGGATTGTGACGGCCGCCGCACTGGTGGCGAGCAACCTTGCGTGGATTGCAGGAGAAATGAAATAAAATGAAAGAATATATGCTAATTGCTGTTTGCATGCTTGCCGGGAAATATGTAGATATACCTATCTGGCTGAACATCTTTTTCGGTATCTCGGCAGCATGGGCAGTGCGCCAGATGAAAGCAGACTGGTAGCAGGAAATAAGGAGGATAAGAAGATGTTCGAGAAAGAGATTGATGAAATTTACGAACTCTGCAAAAGAGTCGCGAACGAAGTTCCAGCAGCAAGTGTCACATTCCACTATTCATTTTATGGCATGAGCGCATACGGACTTAGAAGGAAGGAAGATATTAATCTTCCCGAAGGCAAATTTAAATGGGATTTGTATCAGAATGTATCTTTTAATCCGTTTTATGAAAAAGAAAGTCGTGAAAGTCTCAAAATAATCAAGGCTTTCTTATTGGAGCTTCTGATAGATGGGAGGTGTCCGTTAAATGCTGAATCAGATGGAGTTGAAACTCCTGCCGACAATGGAACTGATAACGACAGTGAACGAACTTTTAGAGGAACTGAACAGGCGGAAAGCATACATTCTTGACTGGGAGAACCCCGACATGTATCTGAATCATCTTGAGTATCATTGTGTTGGCGGGATCTTTTCAAACGGCGAGCAGAATCCGGCGAGAGGAGATGGCTCTGACAATGTTTACTGTTTCTTTAGTGAGGTGGGAAAAGATGCAGGAGAGAATTAATGAAATCCTTGCCCTGATAGACGAGCAGCTTTCCCTTGTAGCTGATAACTACATTGAAAGTTCGTACAAGGCAAGAACGTTGGCGAGCTACGTACAGGCTTTAAATGGGCTTTTAACGGCTCAGAAATCATATAAGGAGGAAAGTATCGGTGAGTGAATTTGAAATCCGCATTCCAGCAAGAAAGAAGCAGCCGGCAACTGATAAAGATAACCCGGTTGTGAAAGTATCAACAGTTGCATATAACGCACTGGTCGAAATCTATAATGAATCAACCTTATCAATGAAAGATATTGCAAGTTTGCTGATTATTGAAAGCAGTAAACACGTGGTTTATGACAAGGAGGAATAGAAGTGAATATATATGAGAAGTTAGGCATTATTCAGTCAAAGCTGAAAGCCCCTAAAGGACAGTACAATTCATTTGGGAAATACAAATATAGAAGTTGTGAGGATATTCTGGAGGCTGTAAAACCGCTTCTGGCAGAAACAAAGACTGTGTTAAGCGTCACAGATCGGATGGAAGTTGTCGGGGATAGAATATACGTCAGGGCAGAAGCTCATCTAAACGACTGTGAAGATACCGGTGAGATTACAACTGTTGCTTATGCAAGGGAAGAAGAGTCAAAAAAAGGCATGGATTCTTCCCAGGTTACAGGCGCAGCGTCATCTTATGCAAGAAAGTATGCGCTGAATGGTTTGTTCTGCATTGATGACAACAAAGACAGTGATTCTACTAATACAGGCAGCAGCGGAAAAACAGCAGCTAAAAAGCCAGAATCAAAAGAACCTGTTGAGATGATTACTTCAGAAAATGTAATGAGCATCCAGAACATCATTGACAAATATCCGAGTTCTAACTTGTTTGAACAGATTAAAACTCGTTTCAAGGTAGACGATGCGAAAGGACTCACAAAAGAAAAAGGGCAAAAATGTCTCAAAATGTTGATTGAGTACGATAAACAGCATAGTGGAAAGGAATAAAAAATGAACAAAGTTATTCTTACAGGGCGATTTACAAGAGATCCAGAAGTCAGATATACAAATGATGGAACATCAATCGCAAGATTTTCCATTGCAGTCAATAGAAGATTTGTAAAAGAGGGTTCTGATCAGAAAGCGGACTTCTTTAATTGTGTTGCATTTGGAAGGTCTGCGGAATTTATTGAAAAATATTTCGCAAAAGGCATGAAAGCAGATTTATCTGGAAGAATCCAGACAGGATCCTATACGAATAAAGACGGCGTGAAGGTATATACAACAGATATTGTTGTCGAGGAAATCGAATTCGGTGAAAGTAAAGGTTCTTCACAGGTGCAGACAGCATCGCCTACACCGAATCCAGAAGCCGACCCGGACGGCTTTATGGGCATTCCTGATGGTATCGACGAGGAGATGCCATTTAATTGATACAGATTGATAGCAGAGAACATCAGAAAGTTATTGATGACATTAAAAAAGCATTTGACGAGGCAGGGGAAAAATGGTTCGTGTCAAAGCTGTATGTGGGTGATTACATGAATTATGATAACCCACGTTTAGTAGTTGATAGAAAACAGAACCTTGCAGAGTTATGTGGAAATGTATGCCAGCAACACGAAAGATTCCGATCTGAAATTATCCGGGCAAATGAAGTAGGAATAAAACTTGTCTTCTTATGCGAAAACGGGAAAGGAATCGAAAAGCTGGACGATGTTCTCTGGTGGGAGAATCCCAGGGCGAAGAAGCGGGTTAAGAAAAATGGTATCTGGATTGAGCAAGAACAGAAAGTTATGCACGGCGATACGCTGTACAAAATTCTATGCACAATGCAGAGAAAATATGGCGTTGAATTCCTATTTTGCGACAAGAAAAATACTGGAAAACGAATAATGGAGATTCTGTCGGATGGACAAAGAAACAATTAAACAGCAGAACAGTATGAGAGATGTTATTTCCAGATACGGAATGATTCCGAACAGAGCTGGCTTTATCAGTTGCCCATTTCATTCCGGTGACCGTACTGCTTCAATGAAAATTTACAAAGACAGCTACTATTGCTTCGGATGTGGCGCGACAGGAGATATTTTTACTTTCGTTCAGAATATGGATAATTGCGATTTTAAGACAGCCTTTCAGATTCTTGGTGGAGCATACCATAAACCTGATTTTTCGTCCAGAATGGCAATATATCACGCTCAGAAGCAAAAAGAAATGAGAGAGAAAGCGGAGCGGAAGAAGAATGAAGAATTGCAGGAATGCTTGTCCGATATTGATTTTTACAGGTCTATTCTTGGCAGAGTAAGGCCATTATCAGATGGATGGTGTGAAGCATGGAACAAATTGCAGCTTGCATTATATAAGCATGGATTCATAACAGGATTGGAAGAAGGTGATTAAAGAAAATGGAACAGATTAACAAGCTCACATCAGAATCAATTCTGGAAGAAGAAGTGTTTAATGAGATATTCAAGCAAGAAGATGAAATTTACAAGGCGCGTTTGACATTGACTCTTCTGGACAGAGCAAAAGAGCTTGGAGTAAAGAAGAAATTTGAGGATCTGTTAAAAGTCTACACAAAAGTACATAAGCAGATCCTTGAGAAAGAAAAGCAAGAGAAACCTGTATCCGCATTAAATCAATGGACAAATTTCTCTGATTGTGAATATGATCGAATGAAATGCCTCAACTGGGTGGCGGACGATGATGGAATCAGAATATCAAATACTAATCCAGGATCGCCGGATATTATAGCTTGCTATCATCCTATTCTTCCGATTGAACGAATGAAGAATCTGGAGACTGGAGAAGAACAGATAAGGCTAATCTATAAGAGGAATAATAAATGGTCTGAGGTTATTGTGCCGAAAACCATGGTTGCATCATCTACTAAAATCGTTGGCTTGTCTGCACTCGGGATTTCAGTAACTTCTGAAAATGCTAAATTTCTTGTGCGGTATCTGTCAGATGTCGAGAATGCAAATGATGATTATATAAATATTCAGTATTCCTCTAGCAAAATCGGGTGGATCATGGACTATTTTCTTCCCTATGACAAGGATATTGTATTCGATGGAGATATGAGATTCCGACAACTGTATGAAAGTATCAGCGTAGGTGGCAGCAGAATGGAATGGTATGAGCACGTGAAGAAGGTTCGTGCTACTGGAAGAATAGAGCCAAAAATCATGTTGGCTGCAAGTTTCGCCAGCATTCTGATCAAACTGGTCGGTGCCCTTCCATTTTTTGTAGACCTCTGGGGAGAAACTGAGGGTGGTAAGACCGTGACACTTATGTTGGGAGCTTCCGTCTGGGCGAACCCAGGTGAATCTAGGTATATAGGAGATTTCAAGACAACAGATGTGGCTCTGGAAGCAAAGTCTGATATGCTTAACAATCTTCCACTAATTCTGGATGATACTTCCAAGGTATCTGCCAAGATCAGGGATAACTTTGAAGGGATTGTATACGATTTATGCTCAGGAAAAGGAAAGAGCCGTTCTAACAAGGAACTGGGTGTGAACCGGGAGAACCGATGGCAGAACTGTATTCTGACCAATGGTGAGCGTCCACTTGCCGGATATGTCAGTCAGGGTGGAGCAATTAACCGAATTATTGAGGTTGAGTGTTCCGAAAAGATATTTGATGATCCACAATTTACCGCAGATACCCTTAAAAAGAACTACGGATATGCAGGAATCGACTTTGTGAACGCAGTCAAGGAAATGCCCATTGATGATATAAAAGCCCTGCAAAAGCACTATCAGGGGCTTATACAGGACGATGACAAGATGCAGAAGCAGAGTATATCTATGAGTATCATTCTGGCAGCAGATAAAATCGCAACAGATCAGCTATTCCATGATGGTCAGTACATTGACATTGAGACAGCAAAGAGCCTCCTGACAGAGAAAGAAATAGTGTCTGAAAATGAACGTGCTTACTGGTTCGTGGTTGACAAGATCGCTATGAATGGAATTAAGTTCGATGATAACCCAGACATCAAAACGGAAAGATGGGGAATTATAGACAATGATCCGATAGAGAAAACGTCGACTGCGATAATCTATAGCGTAGCGTTTGATGACCTGTGCAAAATTGGAAAATTCTCCAGAAAGGCATTCTTGTCATGGGCTGTCAAGAAGGGACTTGTGGAAACCGATAGCAGAGGTTATCCGACCAAAGCGAAGAAGCTGGACGGAATTGTCACAAAATGTGTGTTCTTGAAAATTGTAGACGAAATTCCAAAAGGATTCGCGAATTGCAATGATAATTTTGAAATTACGGACGATATTGTGTTTGATTGATAAACAATTCATCCAAAAGGTAACCGGGTAACCTAGGTAACCTTTGATTCTGTATATATATATACGAGTATTTATATGTGCATATTGAGTGTAAAAATTCCCCTATATGAGAAAGTCAGGGTTACTCGGTTACTCGGTTACCTACCTGTAAAATCAATGGTTTACACGAATTAGTACGGTTACGTCTCGGTTACTGTGGGTTACTTTATATTATACACCTATTATATATATAATATAAATAATTTTTAAAAATTAATAGAGCGTATACAGTGTACAGTATATTGTATGCAAAAGGATGTGAGGAATTGAAAGTAGAAGCTAAGGATATTCCAATTATACAAAGGTTTATGACAGAATTCTGGAAAGTTATAAAGGAATTCTATCAGGTGGAGCTTACGGACGACTATTCTGAACAGGCGTGTAATCGCTTAGACGAACTTGGAGAGTTGGCGGGCATATGTCCTGATCAGAATGATAAACAGTTCATTCTGGACTGCATATTGGCTTTAAACAATGCTTTAAGTTCTAAGCAGAGAGGATTGATAAAGAATGTACAACACGAAGAATAGATACGAACAGGGACAGGCTCTCAGAAAAGAAATATATATGTATATCGTCAGTTATATCAAACTGGTTGGATATGCGCCGTCGATTACGGAAATTTCTGAAAGGGTGGATGCCGGGAGAGCTACGGTCTGGAAGCATATCAATAATCTGATTGATGATGACCTACTCAGAACAAACCACCCCAGTACCGACAGAGCATATACTCCAGTTGGGTACGGAATGAGAAAGATAAGTAAGGAGATAAAATGAAACTTTATGACATTGTTGCAGCAGACGGTGAATTTGTAGAGTCCTTGACGCAAAGAGAAATCATGAATAAATTTGGACTTACAAAATGCAGATTCCGTACATTCTTGGATAACAGCTATCTGATTGATGGTAAATATTGGATAGATGACTCCACTGAAGATATACAGGTGACCAGAAACGGATGTCGGAAGATGTTAAAACAGTTTGATGCTCTGACAGGAAAAATAAGGAGGGCTGTTGGATGGGAAAGTTGAAAATCAAGCAGAAAAAGAAAGCATTCATTCCGTATACGAATCAGCAGGCTCATATGTTTGCACAGTCTATCCAGAACTGCCAGAAAGAGCTTAGGGAAATGGAACGGAAAGCCTATGAAGATGGCTTTACTGTTGGTGAGGATTGGAGCAACACGATTAACACCGTCACTACCATGATGGCTCTGAGGCGTTTATATGGCTTTTCTACGAAGCGATTGCTCACAGTCGTACAAACTGCCAATGAGTACGTTGAAATGGCAAATAGGGGTGAAATGAGCGTTATGAGCATGATACAGGACATTGAAGAGAACACAGATGTAAGATTTGACGAGATGAATAAGAATCTGGTTAAGAAGATGGGAGTATAGGATGGATTTAGAACAAAAAGCAATTGAGAGAATTCGACTTGCATCTGATCTCTCGCTGAAACATTATGGAAAGCCACTTGTATGCACATATTTTGGAGGAAAAGATTCTGACGTGATGTTAGAACTCTTTCGCAGGAGTGGCATACCATTTGAAGTGCATAATAGCCACACTACGGCAGACGCACCGCAAACTGTACGACATATACGAAAAGTATTTAAAAGTCTGGAAGAAAAAGGAATTAAATGCGAAATAGAAATGCCGAAGTATAAAGGCGAACATATCACGATGTGGAAATTGATTCCATTAAAATTGATGCCACCAACGATATCTTCAAGATATTGTTGTGCGGTATTAAAAGAAACTGGATGTCCTAATAGGTATATTGCCACAGGCGTTCGCTGGGCGGAAAGCCCAAAACGACAATTGCGATCAGAATTTGAAAAATTAGGAAGCAGTATTAAAACAAAAGAATTCTTTTCGACGGTTATGCTTATTAATGATAACGATGCAAAGCGTCGAATGACCGAACATTGTATGCAACAAAAGAAAATGGTTGTCAATCCCATCATTGACTGGAAAGATTCTGATATATGGGAGTTTATTAATTCAGAACATATAGAAACTTGCGAGCTTTACAAATGCGGATATGACAGAGTTGGATGTATCGGATGTCCGATGGCCGGGAAAAAGAGGTATAAAGAATTTGCAGATTTTCCTAAGTACAAACAGTCTTATATTAGGGCTTTTGAAAGAATGCTAGATGTTCGAAAAGAAAAAGGATTAGAAACCCAATGGGAGACTGGAGAGGATGTATTTAGTTGGTGGATGAATGATGACAATTTAGTTGGTCAGATGGAATTATCTGATTTTATTGAGTATTAAAATCATGAAGGACTGCACAATAGCGCGTCAGTTACTTACATGAGGGAAAGTGAGGATGACAATGAAAAATAATAATTACACTTCATTTTTCAAAACGAAACCAAAGAAAGTAGAAAGATACATTCGTTGCAGAAAATGTGGTGGAAACATGGAATGGAGTAGGGACTTTCCACCACAAATCAAATGCACGAAGTGCGGATATACTACATATCCAAAACCTTATGAGCCAGATTGTATCAAACTGCCAGAAACATGGGAAGAATATTTTGAATTGTATGAGAAAATAAGGAGGAGAAATGGATAAATTAAAACCGTGTCCGTTTTGCGGAAAAGAGATAGATACGGACAAAAATGTATACATTCCAGAAAGAGACTGGGCACCGTCTTTTTACGATCCTGACAGTGGGGGGATCCAATAGCCATTCACTGTGAATGCGGATTAACATTTTGCACAGACACATGGGATTGGAAGGAAGCTGTTGAAATATGGAATAAAAGAGTAAACAAGGAGGGCACGAAATGAAATTATTTAAAACAGTAGATGAGAAATTAGCGGAAATTGGATTTGTAAAAGAAGAAGAAGACAAGTATGGGTGTGTGTATAAAAGAAAAGATAAGGAATATAATTTTACACAAAAAGTCTTCATTGGACACAAAAAATCTGGTGGACATATTTTGCAGTCATATGATCCAGATTTAGGAGATGATAAAGGGATTGGAAATACTTGTGTTGGTCTTACAGGATATGAAATGAAACTGTTTATTAAAAAGATGAAGCAGTTAAAAATGTATGCGGGTAAGGAGGACACAAAATGTTAATCAGAAGTCAGGATAAAAGAATGATTGTAAATTTCGACAATATTTGCACAGTATCAGCCTTTCCTGAAAAGGATAGTGAGGATATCTATGTCGAAGATGGCACAGGCTCACTCATGGCCGGAAAATATTCTACCAAAGCAAAAGCCATGAAAGTACTGGATATGATTCAGGAAGCCTATGAAGAATATAAAATTACCTGCACTTTTTTGACAGGATTTACAGGACATCGAGCAATTGTAGAATCAAACGATATTCAAGTCAATGGTTTCAAAGAACTTGTAAAAAGTTTTAAAAAGAATATGGTCTTTCAGATGCCAGAGGATAGCGAGGTGGAAGTATGAGCGACGAAATGACATTTGCACAGAACGAAGACGGCACATTTAGTGCATACGATGATACCTATGACATTACAATACATTGCGAGACAGAAGAAGAGCAGAAGAAAGTTATTGAGCATTTAAGAGGGATAAAGCTTCAGGAGGACTAAATGGAAAGATGCAAATTAGAGTGTCCAGACGGCGAAACAGAGTGCTGCATCTGCTGTGAAAAACAAGACGGTTGCGATAACCGGTGCGACATGATGGACAGCTACGAATACGCAGAAGAGTGCGAATATTATGTAAAGGAGGAAGAAACGTGATTACATTCTTGTTAGGGTTTACCCTTGGAACCATATTCGGGTTGGCAGGTCTTGTATGCATAGCGATCATGTACGATAAGCACCATCCAGACGATTAGAAAGGAGCAACGGTATGCTGACAAGGAACAAGAAACTGAAAGACTACGGTATTCCGGCAGAGGACATTGAAAAATTAAACACGATGCTGAAAGACTTCCCGGCAGAGTACGGATACCTGCTTACCAGCGCCGCCTTGTCAGCTTGCCCTAAGAACACGGTGATAGCGGATATGGTTGTTGAGAATATCTTGCACCGGAAAAGTTACAGGAAAATCAGTAAAGAAAGATATATCCCGATGAATCCAAAAGACTTCTACGGATACAGACGCAAGACCGTCGCTGTACTGTATGAGAGAATGCGGTTGTTGGGAGTATGGGAGGATGAAAACAATGAGTAAATATTTTTCATTAGTTTTAGGCATTGCAGACGCTGTATGCATTGTTGTGAATATAATCAATCAGAAATGGGATATTCTGGTGCTTAATATTATAGCATGTGTGTTATGCCTCGGTAATTTCATGGCGAGTGATTAAAAGGAGAAATGAAAAATGCGCTTAATAGATGCAGACGAATTAATTAAATACATCAAAATTTGGGAAATTGGAACAAGTATTAGTTCTGATCAGAAGGAGTTTGTTGATTGTGTCAACAGGCAGTTTACGGTTTTTGATGTGGAGAAGGTTATTGAGCAATTAGAGAATTATTTATTTGAAAAATATTGCATAGAAGGAGATACAACAATTGATGAAATCGTGAAAGGCGGTGGAGTTAAATGAAAGAAATTCTTTTCAAGGCAAAGCGGACTGATAACGGTGAATGGATAGAAGGATACCTGTTTGATGATGGAATGCTGGGAGAAAAGCGAATGTTCATAGGGGAATTGGTAATAGCACCGTACGAAGGTCCTATACGCGGCAAATGGACCGTTATAGCAAATGGATTTGATGAAGTTGACCCGGATACAATCTGCCAGTTCACAGGACTTTGTGACAAGAACGGGAAGAAAATTTGGGAAAATGATATTCTGATGGCACACTTGGACGAATCCTACCCAGAGGATGCGACATATGAAACTGTTGAATGGAACATTAATGGGTGGGGAACGCGTGAAAATGGTAGCATGGATAGAGAATATCTTGATAAGTTTGATCTGGAACATTTTGAAGTAGTTGGCAATATCTTCGACAATAAAGAATTATTACAGGGGGAACACAAATGAGTAGTGCAAGCGTAAGATTCGGAACAAAAGCATATGTATGTGCAAGATATTTTCTTAGACCGGGAAAGCGATTCAAATACATCGACCAGTGCGGTGAAGATGCCACAGAACACGTCTACGAGGTCATTGCATTATATCCGTACTGTGTCCTGTTAAGAGATACCAGAAACGGAGTCAGAACTTGCCCGGGGTACAATACTTTGAGTCTGATGTTGAGAGGAAGTGAAGCGTATGAGTAAAGGCAAAGACATTTCGACTATGTTCACAAGAGAAGAAAATAAAAAGAATGGAATAGTTGGATATTATCAGGCTGACAGAAGAAAAATTGATGTTATCAGTCCTGCACAGTACGGAGCATTCTTACAGAAAAGAGGTAGGAGAAGATGAGTAAATCAGTATTAGTGATTGACACACCAGAGAATTGCTATGATTGCCCGTTCGGAACTGCATACTGCGGCGAACTTGAATATGTGGGTTATTGTGAATTAGCTGACTGTTTAGACTATGATGTAATTCTGATGACAGAAGAACATTATGATTGCGAAAGCAAATCAAGACCTGAATGGTGTCCACTGAAGCCATTGCCGGAGGAGAAAGAAGAGGAACATTGGAGGAGTAAACTTAGTCTTGCATGGATTCGAGGTTGGAACACTTGTATTAGCAAAATTACAGGAGGAAACACAGATGGTTGATTTAAGAAATACATGTATCTTGGTTAAGACAGAAGAAGAAAATGAAATGCTTCTCAAAGAAGCTGAGAAACAGGGATTTCATTGGTATTCGAAAGGCAATTGTAAACCATTGCCAGGACAACATTTTCCAGATATTTTAAAATTTTGTAATAACAAAGATGTGGTGCACAGCGTACGTATCGGAGTAGAGTGTGATGCTTTCTACGAAGTTTCAGAACTCCTCGGGACAAAAGAAATGACGGCAAGAGAGTTTGCTAATCGTATTGCAGATATACGCAATTGTAGAGGATGTAACTGTTCAGAATGCGTATTGAGTGAAAGCAATACTAGGTGCAAGAAGTATTTGTGTGATATATATAATTGGGAAGATAATATAGATGAAGTTCTTGAAATTGCAAAATCAATAAGAATTACAGTACCTTCACCCGAAGAGAAAGTAATTAGCACGATTGAAAAATTTATCGAGAATCCAGATCGTGCAGTAGTAAACGATGAATTTGTAGAATCGCTGAAGCTGGCAGTTGAGAAGTTGAAAGAGGTGAGGTAAATGGATAGATGGACTGAAAGATTTAATAGCGATGGCAAAAAAGCTATTGCAATACATGACGGAAGTGATTTCCCAGATGTTTGTTTCGAGGGAGAAAGAGAATATGATGTAATGAATGCACTCGCTGAATATGAAGATTTAGAAGAACAGGGCTTGCTTGTGAGATTACCGTGTAAGGTTGGAGACACGGTTTGGGTGGTAACATCGCCAATTAATGTGTTTGGTTATGATGAATATGATGGAGATGCGGAATATGAAGTATATGAATCTTTTTTATCAAGCGTATCTTATTATGCGTCTGGAGAACAATTCAGAATTTACGCAAAAGTAACGAATAGTTTTATTGCGGCATACTTTAGAGAATGTGATTTTGGAGAATCTATATTCCTCACCCGTGAAGAAGCTGTGAATAAGTTGGAGGAGATGAAGAATGACAAGGCCTGAGATTACGGCAGAATTATCAACCATGATTGAAAAGAAAATCAATCCGAACAACGATCCTCGTATCTACTGGGCAAAAGAGGTGACGTTTGATTATTCTACAAACTATGCAGTTAGAGTGGACTATATGAAATTTGTTCCAGTGAACAATAGTGTTTCCGGGATAGAAAAAGGTGATTGTTATTGCTATGAAATCAAGTCATCTATTGAAGATTTCAAATCTGGCCATGGATTGAATTTCATTGGAGATTACAATTATTTGGTTATGCCAGGGGAATTAGCTGCAACAGTATCTTTGAAAATCCCGTATCATGTAGGAATATATGTCCCAGAAGGAAACGAACTTATATGTGCCAAGAAAGCCAAACGAGCCAACAGAGCGAGGCCTGTATCTGAAATACTTCTGATGATGTTTCGGTCTGCAAACAGAGATTACAGGAAAACGGTAAAGAAACTGGAGGAGATGGAGAAATGAATAATAAACCTACACCAGACATAACGCCAAATCTTGCTATATCAGCATACCACGTACTACGGCAATATTGTACTGGACAGCCAGCGGATTGCAAAGGCTGCGGATTCTACGAACACTGTCCAGAATGTTTTCGAGGCATGCCATGTGACTGGAACTTAAATGAAGAAGGTGAAGTAAATGAAACTGAGGAAGGCAACACTGATTGACTACGGAGTACCGACGGATGATATACCGACATTACAAAGTCACTTGCGGAATCTTAGTGAAAGCGATAAATACAATCTGTTACAGGTATCTATCAAATATGCACCCGGCATTGAATCGCAAATCTATGATAGCATCGTCAACAGTATTGGTTATCGAACAATGGAGAAGATCAGGACGGTTCCTGCAACGGAGAATGACTTTTACGGCTACAAACGCAAGGTCATGGCGGAATATTATCATCTGGCCAAACTGATCGGCAGGCTTTAAAAAAAACTTAAAAATTTATAAAAGTGGTAGAGAGCTAAATCTCCCCAGTGTGGTATTATATTTGTATATAACTGCTATACTGGGGACTTTTTTGAATTCAGAAAGGATATGATTGGATGTTGATAGGATGGCAAATGAGAAAAATTTAATACCGAATTCTGAACGAACTCCGAGCGAGCTCCGAGAAATAACAAAAAAAGGCGGTATTAAGTCGGGAGAAGTACGCCGTCAAAAAAAGACCCTTTCTGAATTAGCAAAAATGATAGCTGAAAATCCTGCCCCGGCTGCTGCAAAGAAGAAGCTCACAAAGATGGGAATATCTGATGAGGATGCAAACAACAATGCCTGCATTGTAGCTGCCGTATACGATAAAGCTACTAAAGGAAATATGCAGGCAGTAGACAAATGGGAGCAGTTAGTAGCTGTATCAAAATCAGACGAAAGCAAATATGAACTTCCTGCCAGAGTGCTCGGAAAGGCATTTGTGGATATTAACCGACAGATTAAGCCCAACATTGAATATGTATTCGAGGGCGGTCGAGGCGGTCTAAAATCCTCATTCGTAGCTTTTAAGATTGTTGAACTTATCAAAAATAATCCTCAGATGCACGCCTGCATTACAAGACAGGTGGCCGGTACTCTGAAAGATTCTGTATATGCCAATATGAAGTGGGCTATCAATGAACTTGGATTGATGGAAGAATTTGAATGCAAGGTGTCACCACTTGAGATCAAGTATATTAAGACGGGACAGACAATATACTTCCGTGGTCTGGACGATGAAACTAAGCTAAAATCCATTAAGCCGGAGTTTGGCTACATTGGAATCCTCTGGAAAGAAGAAAAAGATCAAATGAAGGGAGATGCTCAGGAACGCTCTGTTAATCAGTCAGTGCTTCGTGGTGGTGATGAATCCTATGATTTTTCATCATACAATCCGCCAAAATCAAAATCAAATTGGGTAAACAGGATTAAACTGATACCTAACCCGAAAAGAGTTATTCATCATTCGAGTTATCTGGAAGCCCCGGCGGAGTGGCTCGGACAGAAGTTTATTGACGATGCAGCACATCTGAAAGAAATCAATCCAGAAGCCTATGAACATGAATACCTAGGTGTCCCGAACGGTGACGGCGGAAACGTATTTGAATATCTCGAAATCAGAGATATTACAGATGAAGAAATCAGCCGCATGGATCGTATTTTCGCTGGCGTAGATTATGGATGGTACCCGGACCAGTTCTGTTATCTCCGAACTTATTATGATTCTGCTAGAGAAAAAATATATCTGATTGACGAACTGTATGTAAATAAATGGAGCAACTCCAAGACCGCTGATTGGATTAAGAAAAAAGGCTATGATGATTACACAATGATATGTGATTCTGCGGAACCTAAATCTGTGAACGACTTCCGGGATGCCGGACTTCCTGCAAGAGGAGCAATCAAAGGACCGGGAAGTATCGAGTATGGTTTCAAATTCTTACAGACAAAGACTATAGTCATTGACCCGAAGCGAACACCGAACGCATATAAAGAAATCACAGAATATGAGTACGATCGGGACAAAGAGGGAAATGTAATAAGTGGTTATCCTGACGGAGATGATCATGCAATCTCGGCACTTAGATATGCTTATGAGCCGTTGTTTAACAGGAGAGGTTACAGTGCATAATGGGACTTATAACAACACTAAAAAGGTGGTTTAACATGATTTTCAAAAAACAAGCTGAAGAGGATTTCAATATCCAAGCGGCAGAATTTCCAGAAATGGAATCACTGATTAACCGGTGTGCGAACATCTACAGGGGCGCACCGGAATGGCTAGATGATAAGGATAATATCAAGACGATTAATTTTGCTAAATCTGTCTGCTCAGAGACAGCTCGACTCGCAACATTGGCGATCGGCATTCAGATAGATGGCTCCGCAAGGGCTACATGGCTACAGGAACAGATTGACAAAGTGTATTTCCAGATTCGTCACTGGGTAGAATATGGATGCGCTTATGGAACAGTATTTATTAAGCCAAATGGTGAAAGCATTGACGTATTTACTCCGGCAGATGTGATGATCGTGGACTATGATAATCAGGAAATTAAGGGAATCATATTCAAGGATTCTTATACTGTTGGACGGAAATACTATACACGGCTTGAATATCATAGATTTGTTGAGACTACCGTGGATGGCGTGACGACCTATCCGTACTACGTTTCTAATAGAGCCTATGTGTCAAAATCCCCTCAGTCAATCGGCGATAAGATTGACCTTAAACAGACCAAATGGGCTGACCTCATGGCAGATACACCACCAATTCTCAAGGCAAACGGTGAGAAACTGGACGGACCGCTATATGGAGTATTGCGGACACCGCAAGCGAATAACGTGGATATTAATGCACCATTGGGCTTGCCAATATTTGCCGAAGCTATCGAAGAACTAAAAGACCTCGACATTGCATACAGCCGAAATGCCGGAGAGATTTTCGATTCTCAGAAGATTGTTCTGGCAGATGATAGACTGCTGATGCCAAGTGGCACACCTGTAGCAGCCATGTCACCACAGGGCATGGAGAACAGACGCAATGAGATGAACTTACCGCACTTTGTCAAGAATGTATTCGGACAGGATGAAAAAGAGTTCTATCAAGAAATCAATCCGCAGCTCAACACAGATACCCGTATAAGCGGTATAAATGCCCTTTTAAGCCAGTTAGGGTACAAGATTGGATTCTCCAACGGATACTTTGTTTTTAACGAATCTAGCGGTATTCAGACTGCTACAGGAGTAGAAGCGGAACAGCAGAGGACAGTCCAGTTTGTTAAAGACGTTCGAGACAAGTTGGAATCCTGTCTGGATGAAGCAATCTACGCGTTGAACGTTTACGCTGACCTGTACGGACTTGCATCAGTCGGAGCATACGAGGTCAATTATGATTTCGGAGATATTCTGTATGTGCGTGAAAACGACCGTGCAAGATGGTGGCAGTATGTGACCACTGGCAAGGTTCCGGCATGGCTGTATTTTGTAAAATTCGAGGGAATGACTGAAAATGATGCAAAAGCAATGGTTGAAGAAGCTCAGCCAGACGAACCAAAACTGTTTGGAGATGAATAGTTATGTTAAGCCCAGAATATTTACGCCGGATAACAGAGGGCAGCGAACAAATTGCAGAAGAACTGCATCAGTACATCATCTCTGAGATCGTATCGCGGATGATGGCAAGAATCGGCAGAGGTGAGGACTATATTCTGACCAATGCTGATGCGTGGAGAATTAGAACGTTACAGGAATCTGGCGAACTGCTAGAGGACATTCTAGCAGAACTATCCAAATATACCAAACGTGAACAACAGGAACTTCTTGAAGCGTTTGAAGATGCCGGAATCACTGCAATGAACTATGACGATAAAGTCTATAAGGCAGCAGGATTAAGCCCTGTACCGCTCGAACAGTCCCCAGCAATGATAAGGCTCATGGAGCGCAACATGCTTGCAACCATGGGCGAGTGGAAGAATTTCACACGAACAACCGCAAGTGCCGCTCAGAGGCTATATATCGAGCAATGCGACCTTGCATATAATCATGTAATGACTGGGGCGGTTGGGTATACGCAAGCCATTAAAGAAGCAGTTAATAACGTTGTGAGTGATGGCGTATATGTTGAATACATAAACAAAGAGACAGGAAAGAAAAGACGCGATACGATTGAAACCGCAGTTGCACGTTCTGTCAGAACTGGTGTGGCACAGGCGTGCGCTGATATTCAGTTGGCAAGAATGAAAGAAATGGGATATGGCTTAGTGCTGACATCGGCGCATATAGGAAGCCGCCCAAGCCATGAAGTGTGGCAAGGGCAGGTATTCTCTATAGACTGGGAAAAATTAAAAGAAATCAAGCCTTATCTTTAACAGAATCGAGATACAATGAAATTGCTTTATCGAGTATTTTGCTGATAGGTATTCCAGTATCATCAGAATACGATTTTAATTTTTCATAAATTTCACGATCAATAGCATTTGATATTGCTACACGGTTTTTTAAACCTCTGTTATTTGACATTTTATTCAACTCCTTTCATACTAAAGTTTATCATAACTTTCAACTACTTGCAATTAAAATAAAATAATGATATAATTGAATGTAGATAAATGTAGTTGAAAGGAGAAAACGCAATGACTTTTGAAGAATTTTGTATTAAAAATGGTAAAAAAGAAAAACCACTTTCAGGGAAATCCTACAGATATTCTCACGGAATGGCAGGAACTCGATTATACAAAATATGGGCAGGCATGAAAATAAGAACATCTGAAAAGGCACAGCCTCATAACAAAGTGGCGTATTTTGATAGAGGAATAACAGTATGTGATGAATGGAAAGAATTCAAACCTTTTTTATTATGGGCTTACACAAGCGGGTACGAAAAAGAACTTACAATAGACAGGATAGATGTTAATAAAGGGTATTCTCCTGATAATTGTCGGTGGGTGCCATTAGAATGGCAAAACAACAATAAACAAAGCAGTTGGAAAATTAAATACCAAGGAGATACAAAAACCGTAGGTGAATGGGAACATTTCTTTGGCGTTCATCGTGAATATATAAGAAAAAGGCTTAATCATGGATGGACTTTTGACGAAATTGTAGAAAACATAAAAAATCCCACAACATTAAACAAGAACAATAAAAGTGGTATAAAGGGAGTTTTATTTGACAATAATCATTCAAAATGGAGAGCTTATATTTCTGTAGGCGGAAAACGCGTAGAAGATCGAGTTTTTAAAACCAAAGAAGAAGCAGTGATGGCAAGGAAACAAATGGAATTAAAATATTGGGGATATACAAATATTGAGTAATTATGGGGTGGCTATTTATGAATAAAAAACATACTTATCCTGATTTTATTGAAAATTGTCATTATGGCGAAGCCGATGGAATATGTGGAGTAAATTGCAGGCATCATTTTTCGGTTTGGGTGGAAGGAATGCCGAATCCCTATGCAGAACTATCAGCACAGGACAAAGCCGACAAAGGTAAGCAGTACGAAAAAGAACAGCGGCAACGTACTTATGAACGGAGAATCCGCAAAACGAAGCGTGAAGTTCTCGGACTGCAAGCAGGAGTTGACAATGCACCGAATGAAAAGGCTAAATTCGCATTACAGCAAGACCTTGACCGGAAGTCTTATCTTTTGCAGAAACAAAATGCTGCATACAAAGATTACTGCAAGCAAAACGACCTGAGAGAACTGCAAGACCGACTTATGATAGCAAAGTGGAACCGCCAGAACGCCGCAAAAGCCAGAGGAGCGGCGAAACGGTATAAAACAGCAAAGGGGATTGACTGATGAGCAAATGGGAATATTACAATCCAAATCCTGCCGGGAATCGAGTCGGAGATTGTGCTGTCCGGGCAATATGCAAAGCAACCGGGTTTGACTGGGAAACGGTATTTGCCGGATTAATGATACAGGCATGTACTCTGTCAGATATGCCAAGTGCAAATTATGTCTGGGGAGCGTATCTCTATAAGCATGGATACAGACGTAAACTGATTGAACAGTCAGAACGATATATCTATACAGTCAACGACTTTTGTACAGATCATCCGACAGGTACGTACATCCTCTGCATAGATGGTCATGTGGTGACAGTACAAGAGGGCAAATATTTCGATACATGGGATAGCGGTAATGAAATCCCGGTATATTACTGGGAAAAGGAGTAGCTAAATGAGCATATCAGAATTTGTACAAATATTCCTTTCAATCTGCGGAGGGGTGTCCATTGTCGGAGGGGCGGCAGCCGTAATCTTTAAATGGATTACACCGGCGTTTCGACTTAATAAGCGAGTAGAGACACTGGAAGAACATGATAGACGAGATTATGAAAGTCTTCGGAGAATCGCAGAACGAGATTCATTAATCCTGGAAGTGTTATCAACCATGTTGGACAGCCAGATCAGTGGGAATAATGTCGAGGAGTTAAAAAAAACAAAGCAGAAGCTCACGGAGTATCTTGCACAGAATCAGCGTTAGCATTAGTAAGGGGTATGCTCATGAAATTATATGTGTTCACAAAGAAAGATATAGACAGATTCTTGTTAGAGTGTAATTTCACGCCGGACGAAGAAAGATTGTTCCGACTGAGATGTAAGGAACATACGCTCGAATACTGCGCTGAACAGATGAATGTGAGCATATCAACGGCGAAACGATTAAGTCGCCGAGTAAACAATAAAATAATCAAAGTGTGTTGATACTTTTTAGACACTAATTAGAGCCAGAAACGACCTGTTTCCGGCTCTTTTTTTGTGCAAAAATATAATCAGAAAGGCGGTGTATAAGATGGCATTATATAACAATCCTTATCAGTATAGTTTTGGCGTTCCGGGGCAAATGAATCAATTTCAGCAACAGCCTGTCCAGATGCCAGCTCAACCAGTGCAACAGCAGCAGAACAATAATGGCATCCTGTGGGTGTCTGGCGAAGTCGGTGCAAAATCGTATCTGGTCGCACCCGGGACAAGTGTTTTACTGATGGACAGTGAGAGTGAAAAATTCTTTATAAAATCCACAGATGTTTCCGGCATGCCACAGCCATTACGGACGTTTGAGTATCATGAGGTAGGCACTCATATGCCGCCTAAACAGCCTGTTCAGAACATGGACAGTAAATATGTCACCAGACAGGAATATGACGATTTGAAGGGCAAATACGAAGCTATCATAAACCGATTAAATTCTTTTTCTGAACCTGTTAGGGCTAATACCGTGCAGGAATCAGCAATCAAGGGAGGAAATGCAGATGAGTAATCCATTATTTAACGCGCTTGGTGGTGGAATGCCGCAGGGGAACGGGCCAATGCAGATGATACAACAGTTTGTACAGTTTAGGCAAAATTTTAAAGGAGACCCGAAAGCAGAAGTTGAGAAGATGTTGCAGTCTGGGAAGATTTCTCAGCAACAGCTTAATCAAGTTCAGCAGATGGCAGGACAGTTTCAACACATGCTGAAAGGAATGAAATAGTACATTACAATCTGGCCAGATTGATGTAAATACACAATAAAGGAGATTATATTATGGATGGAAATTATAGCTTAGCAGATATTGCTGCTGCTACTGGAAACGGCAGAAATAATGACGGCATGTTTGGTGGAGATGGTAGCTGGTGGATTATTGTTTTATTCATTTTTGCTTTCTTCGGATGGGGAAACAACGGCTGGGGCAATAATGGAAACGGCGGTGGATATACAGCCACAGCAGCTACTCAGGCAGATATTCAGAGAGGATTTGACAATTCCGCAGTAATCAGCAAGCTTGACGGAATCAATAGCGGCCTGTGCGATGGATTTTATGCCATGAACAACGGTATGCTTACCGGATTCAATGGAATCAACACAAACATCATGCAGACTGGCTTTGGAATTCAGCAGGCAATCAATGCTGATACTGTAGCTAATATGCAGAGCACCAATGCTTTACAGGCACAGCTTGCGAACTGCTGTTGTGAAACTAGGGAAGCTATCCAGGGCGTAAATTACAACATGGCACAGAATACCTGCGCATTGCAGAACACAATGAACAGTAACACAAGAGACATTATCGACAGCCAGAATGCAGGAACAAGAGCAATTCTTGATTATCTTTGCAACGAAAAGATTTCTAACTTGCAGGCTGAAAACAATGACCTCAGACGTGCCGCTTCTCAGGATCGCCAGAGCGCACTGCTCACAACCGCGATGGCTTCTCAGACACAGCAGCTTATTAATGCGATTAATCCAGCACCGATTCCGGCATATCAGGTTCCTAATCCGAACACATATTACGGATGTGGATGCAACACCGGATGTAATTGCTGATAACTTCATATCGAGAGTATCTTTCGATTGATTCGGATGTCGGCTTATGCCGTATTACACAGAGGGGCAGGCTGAGACCTGTCCTTTTGTGATATGAAAGGGGTAAAAATTATGGCAGAATTTACAAATGTAGCTGCTCAGACGGTAGCAGCAAATGGAAACGTAGTGTTTTCAAACACAGCAGTTAAAGGTTCTAACTGCATTCAGCACAGAGAGGGAAGTGGAATTATTACGCTGAGAGGACTTACTAACCAGTGCAAAGCGAGATTCTTTGTGGATTTTTCTGGCAATATCGCAATTCCAACAGGCGGTACTGTTGAAGCTATTTCTCTGGCTATTGCAATCTCTGGTGAGCCGGTATTATCTTCGCAGATGATCTCCACACCGGCAGCAGTAGGCCAGTACAATAATGTGTCCTCTGGTATCTATATTGATGTACCTCGCGGATGCTGCGTTAATATCGCGGTAGAAAACACAAGCGATCAGGCAATTTCTGTTGCGAACGCAAACATTGTCGTAACCAGAGAAGCGTAGGAGGTGTGATTATGAGAGACATTAAGGATTTATGTGCAAGAATCGAAGACGAGCTGTCCAAAATCGCTGATAATGGACTGACTACTGGAAATCTGGAAATGACATACAAACTGATTGATATGTACAAAGATATAAAGAACACGCAGTACTGGGATAAGAAAGTGGAGTATTACAACACTGTCCTTGATGAGATGCGTGGTGGATACAATGACGATTACAGCGAACGCGGAAGAAAGCGCGACAGCATGGGGAGATACAGCTCAAATGACGGCAGAATGATGCCAGATTACGACCGGGGCAGTTCTTATGCCAGACGTGGTGAGCATTATGTTAGAGGACATTACAGCCGCTCTGACGGACGAGATGCTTATGACGACTATATGACGCAGAAACAGAGCTATCGTTCCGGCAAGTCTGAAGACTGCAAAAGAAAGATGCTCGCCGCCCTGGAAGAACATCTGGACGAACTTACTACAGAAATGAGCGATATGTCCAAGGATGCAGAGTGCCGGGAAGAACGTGATCTTGTCAAGAGATACGTAGAAAAACTCCGTGATATGCTCTAAAAATGTAAAAGTGGTAGAGAGGTAGTTAAAAGAAATCTGTTATAATGTAATTGTGTAGCAGGAAGCACAAGTAAAACGGTTGTTTTGACATTTTCGTTTTAATCCTCCTTTCTTTAATTTTTTGTAGCTGGTGCGCACGCTTTAATGGAAAGTTAAACAGGTTCGAATCCTGTCGTGCGTATTTGCCATCTGGCACGCAAGATGGTTCACCTCCTTGATTAAGGTTTTTGTTATTCATACTTTTCTTTTTAAAAAAAGAAATAAATATCCGAAACAACTCGTGGCAGGCATGACACGTTAAACACCTTGCTAACCCGGGAATCCGGGTTGATGGAATGTAGCTCAGTGGTAGAGCAGTAGCCTTACAAGCTATGTGCCGTAGGTTCGATTCCTGCCTTTCCGTTTACCTTGCCAGTGGTCTAACTGGCTTAATCCATTACCTGCGGCGGCAGGTCAATAAACACGACCAGGAGGATGTTATGCAGAAACTTATTGACACTTTAAAATCATTTGGAATTGAAATCCCGGAGGATAAACAGGCAGATGTAAAGAAAGCACTCTCTGAGAATTACAAGAATGCAAAGGAAGTTGCAAAAACTCTGTCAAAAGTCGAGGGAGAACGTGATGACTGGAAAGTACGTGCTGAGACAGCAGAAGAAACCTTAAAAAGTTTTGACGGTATCGACCCGGCAAATATTAAAAGCGAGTTAGAGACTTGGAAACAGAAAGCGGCAGATGCAGAGAAAGAATTCAATGCAAAAATCTACGACCGTGATTTCTCGGATGCTCTGAAAGCGGCACTCGATGACGTTAAGTTTTCCAGCGAAGCGGCAAAGAAATCAGTCATGGCAGACATCAAAGAAGCAGGATTAAAGCTGAAAGACGGCAAAATTCTCGGATTAAATGATCTGATTGAGCAGATGAAACAGTCTGATGCATCCGCTTTTGTGGACGAATCTCAGCAGCAGGCTCAGCAGAACCAGGCAAGATTTACCACTCACGTTGGACAGCAGCAGACACCGGGAAGTATGACCAAAAAAGATATCGAAGCGATCAAAGACTCGTCCGAGAGACAGGCTGCAATTGCTCAGAATATCCAGTTATTCCAGTGATTTTTACACCGACTATACACCAGAGTATAGCCGCTAACCCAATACCTTAACAATTATGGGTAGAAAGGATTTTTTATGCCAGCAAAAACAAATCTTATTATGACTAATGATATCCAGGTAACGGCACGTGAGATTGATTTTGTTACCAGATTCGAAAGAAACTGGGAACACTTGCGTGAGATTCTGGGTATCATGAGACCTATCAAAAAGCAGCCGGGTGCTGTACTCAAGTCCAAATACGCAGAGGGTACTTTACAGCGTGGAAATGTTGGTGAGGGTGAGGAAATCCCTTACAGCAAGTTTACCGTAAAAGAAAAGACCTATGCGGAAATGACTATCGAAAAGTACGCAAAGGCTGTATCTATCGAAGCAATCAAGGACCACGGTTATGAGAACGCTGTTCAGATGACTGACGATGAGTTCCTTTTCCAGCTTCAGACTGATGTTACCGGCAGATTCTATGACTATCTGAAAACCGGTACACTTACTTCCACAGAAACAACATTCCAGATGGCTCTGGCAATGGCTAAGGGTCGTGTTGAAAACAAATTTAAACAGATGCACAGAAATGTGACTGGCGTTGTTGGATTTGTCAACATTCTGGACGTATATGAATATCTCGGAGCAGCTGAGATCACTATTCAGAATCAGTTCGGATTCCAGTACATGAAGGACTTTATGGGATTCAATACAATCTTCTTACTGTCCGACAGCGAGATTCCGAGAGGACAGGTTATTGCTACCCCTGTCGAGAACATCGTTCTGTATTATGTTGACCCGAACGAATCTGACTTCGCAAGAGCAGGGCTTGTATACACCGTATCTGGCGAGACAAACCTGATCGGATTCCACACTCAGGGCAACTACCACACAGCAGTTTCCGAAGCGTTCGCAGTTATGGGACTTACTCTTTTTGCGGAGTACATTGACGCAATCGCAGTAATCACCATTGATGAGACACCAACACTTGGTACTCTGACAGTAACATCTGCGGCAGGAACAGCAACTGGTGATACAAAAATCACTGTAAATCCGGCTAAGGAAAACTCCAACAACGTATACAAATACAAAGTTGCAACAGACGCAGTAACTGTTGGATATGGACAGAACCTCAGGAACTGGACTTCTTGGGACGGAAAAGCTGACATCAAGGCGGCAACCGGACAGAAGATCACAGTAGTTGAGTGCGATGGAACATACAAGGCACTGAATGCCGGAAGTGCGAGCGTAACAGCAAAATCATAAACACAGGAGGTAACTGGCATGGCTTATGTAGATTATAAATTCTATACAGAATCATTCGGCAATGTCGTGCCAGAATCCGACTTTCCACGACTGGCAGAGAGAGCCAGTGATTTTGTGGACACAATGACGTTTGACAGGCTGGTGGACGGACTGCCAACAAACGAACGCTCACAGAAGCGTATCAAAAAGGCGGTCTGTTCATTGGCTGAATTAATGTATCAGATTGAGCTTGCTGAAAAGAATGCTATCAATCAGGCATCGGCAAATGTAACCGACATAAATGTCGGGAACATCTCAACAGGCATTGTAACATCTGTATCTTCTGGCAGTGAATCCATCTCTTACGCAACACCTCAACAGATTGGGGCGAGTGCAAAAGAATGGAGCGCGGTATATGCCGCCGCCGGAGATGCGCAGAAAACGAACGACTTACTCTTAAAGACGGCTTTGCCGCTTCTGATGGGAGTAAGGACGGATGATGGCATACCGATATTGTATGCGGGAGTGTGAGTATGAAATATGTACGAATAAAACCGACTATAATTGAAGCTATTCAGTGTTTTGCCACTCCTAAAGGTATAGCTCAAATTGAAAAATTTGTTGGCAATTCGGTAAAAATTAATAACAAATTTAGCCCACCTAACATTGAGATTTCCGCATATCCTGCTCCATTTAGAGATGGCGAAATGGCTGATTCGGTACTCGTAGAGCCTGGGGATTACGTCTTGTGTGATGAAGAAGGATATTTCGATACAATGACAAAGGATGAGTTTGAAGAAGAATTTAAGGAGGTATCTGAATAATGGACATTTCAACATTAGGCTCATGTATCGCAATCGTTATGATTTGCTACATCGTAGGAATGGGCTGTAAAGCATCAAAAAGAATCTCTGATGAATGGATTCCAGTAATCATGGCGGTTATTGGCGGAATTCTCGGAGCTGTCGGAATGGGAATTATCCCGGATTTCCCGGCATCGGACTATATCACGGCGGTTGCAGTCGTTATGTTTAACGGATTGTCGGCAACCGGAGTAAATCAGGTTATTAAGCAGACAGTACGGAAAGAATGATTAAGGAGAGGGTATCATGTATAGCAAAACTGTGACGATTTTTGATTATTATGAATCAGCCACGACAGGAGATGCGTACTGGTATCCTCATGTTTTATCTGGCGTTGACCTGATTACGGACAAAGGAGCAATCCTTAAAAAGTACGGGCCAGACGCAACTGACAACGCACAGTTACACATCCGTTATACTGTCCAGAACGGCGATATAACCATTACTGATAAGGGCGGCAAGATTCTTCCATGGGTGCCGCCTAAAGAGTGGAAACAGCAGATTAACAACGCTCTGGAAGACACTATCACATTCTCGGACGAGTCATTCTTCTGGGAGGGTGAGTGGACTGGTGGAACGGTATCTGATGGTGATTATCGGAATGGATTCTACCAGTACATGAACGAGAACAAGGATAATGTGTTTAAGATTACCAGTGTAGGCGGTCCATATACACTGATTCCACACTTTGAGATTCTAGGTAAGTGATATGAGTAAGATTCATCATTTTAAAGGATTCTCCGTAGTCGATGGAGATATGAAAATCAAGTTAAATATGGACAGGTTCTCCAGACAGTACCAAGAAGCCCAGTATCTCCTTGATGGAATGGTTATGGACAGTATGGTGCCGTTTATGCCGATGATTACAGGGGACTTTATCAACCGAACAAGAGTTGAGAGTACATCCTTACAAGGAACTGGGAAAGTATGCGCGGCGGCGGCTCCTTATGGACGTTTTCTGTACGAGGGGAAAGGAATGGTTGATGAAGCAACTGGAAGTCCCTACGCGAGACGTGGAGCAAAGAAAGTTCTCGTCAGTCAGTTTTCTGGCCGGACAGCCGCAAAGGAAAATCTTGAATACACCAAACAAGCTCACCCACAGGCACAGGCAAAGTGGTTTGATGCCGCTAAACGGCAATATGGTGACACATGGGTTCGCAAAGTAAAAGCACAGGCAGGAGGTGGCAGGCATAGCAGATAAACCTATCGGAAAAGACGCAACCGGATACGAAATTCTGACAGATGCCATGAAAGCACTTCTGAACCAGTATCCGGGACTGTATGAAAATGAAACAATCAAGTTTGAAGAACTTGGCAAGGAATCAGGAATTGCGTTCTCGGCAGATAATGGAGCTTTGATTTATTCAGAAAAAGAAGATGTTTGTGGCGTAATGCACCAGGTATGCCAGTACCCATTTTACGTGGTATATCGCACAGCATCCGACAAGGAAAGGCAGAAGCTATCCGTTCAGAAGTTCCTAGATAATCTCGGTAAATGGATATGCCGAGAACCAGTTATCATAAATGGCTCTGAGACACACTTAAATGCGTTTCCAGAGCTTTCGCAGGGGCGAGTGATAAAACGTATCACCCGTGATAACTCCTATGGTTTAGAGCCACAGGAGAACGGCGTACAGGATTGGTTATTGCCATTGTCAGTACGCTACGAAAACACTTATGAAGTAATATAACAAGTAACAACCGGCTATCAATAGGAGATAGTCGCTAACCTACACAGCCTTTTAAAAGTTATAGGCAGAAAGGACATTTCTATGGCAGTTACAGGCAAAATTGACCGTAAATATATGGCTCATTACATCGACGCAGGTTCTCTCTGTGGGGGGCTGACGCCGAAATATGAGCGTCTTGGGAAAGATCTGGAAGAGTACAATGTAGAACTCAATCCAGACACCGAAACATCTAAAAACATTCTTGGAGAATCCACATTTAAACATAACGGCTACGAAGTTTCTTCTGATGCTGATCCGTTCTATGCAGACACCACCTCTAATCTGTTCACAGCATTACAGAAGATCGTAGATGGACGTCTCAAAGACGACAACCTCAAAACAAAAGCAGTTGAGGTTCACCTTTGGACAGAAGCCACAGCAGGCAAGTATGAAGCATATCAGCAGGACTGCTACGTTGTGCCGACCTCCTACGGCGGTGATACATCTGGCTATCAGATTCCGTTTACCGTCAATTATACCGGCGAACGAGTAAAAGGAAAATTTGATATCAATTCCGGCACATTTACAGCTGACAGCGAATAATTTTTTTAGGAGGGCATAGAAAATGGCAAAAACAATTAATACAAACATTGATGATGGATTTCTTCTTTTCACATTCACGAACAAGCAGGGTGAAGTGTTCTCTTCATTCAAACTGAATCCTACCGACATCAACATTGCAGCAAGAGCGGAAGAATTGGAAACTTTCTTTGAACAGGCTCAGGAATCTGTTAAAAATGTCTCTTCCGGCAAAGAGATGGCGGAGATTAATAAGCAGATCGAGGACAAAATCAATTATATGCTCGGATACGAAGCATCTAAGGATTTATTCAAAGAACCAATTACCGCAACAACTGTTTTTGGAAATGGTCAGGTGTTTGCCTATATCGTTCTGGACAAAATCAATGAAGCACTTACTCCGGAAATTGAAAAGAGAAAGAAAAAAATGCAGGAAGCGGTCAATAAGTACGTGGAGAAATATACGAAATGACCGCCTATGAGCTACCCACCTCACTGAACATAAGTGGGGTGGATTTTTCTATCAGAACGGATTTTCGAAAAATAATAGGCATATTAATCGCTCTTGGAAATCCGAATTTTAGCAATGAAGCGAAAGCAATAATTGCTGTTCAGATAATGTACGAAAAATGGTGGGAGATACCAGAAGAAAATTTAAACGAAGCTCTTCAAAAAGCTTATGAGTTTATCGACTGTGGACAGTCGGACGATAATCCAAACCGCCCCAAGCCCCGATTAATGGACTGGGAACAGGATGGAGATATGATTATTCCGGCGGTAAACAAAGTTGCCGGCAAAGAAGTCAGAGCCGTACCGTATATGCACTGGTGGACGTTCTTCGGATATTTCATGGAATCCGGTGAATGCCTGTTCAATACAGTTGTTGGAATCCGGTCAAAAAAGGCAAAAGGCGAACGCCTGGATAAATGGGAAAAGAAATTCTATCAGGAAAATAAGAATATTATTGACATAAAAACACGTCTCAGCGATGAAGAGCAAGCTTATAAAGATAAGCTGAATGAGATGTTGGACCTCAAATAGTTAGGAGGTGGACACATGGCTGCTGATGGCTCAGTCATTATTGATACTAGAATGGACACATCAGGCGTGCAAAACGGCGTATCAGCAATCAGGCAGTCTTTTAACGGACTTGGCAGCGTAGTAAAAAAAATAGGCGTACTGATTGGCGGAGCATTTGCGATTGGAAAACTGACGCAGTTCGGTAAGGAATGCGTAGAACTCGGCTCTAACCTTGCCGAAGTGCAGAACGTGGTCGATGTTACATTCACAACCATGTCGGACAAGGTAAACGAATTTGCAAAGAATGCTATGACCTCTGCCGGACTGTCAGAAACCATGGCAAAACAGTATGTCGGAACGTTCGGAGCAATGTCTAAGTCGTTCGGTTTCTCCGAAGCACAGGCTTACGACATGTCAACAGCTCTGACACAGCTGACTGGTGACGTAGCATCATTTTACAACATCAGTCAGGACTTAGCCTATATCAAACTGAA